CAGAATAAGCCTCCGTGGCGGCGAACTCATTAGAGATCTCTTCGCTCTTGAAGAAATGCTTACCATCAAGGGTCTTCTTACCAATAGCCTTCAAGACGAATTCTTTAAACAGCTTCACAATCTTAGCGGTGTCTTTCTCAGAAACAATCTTCTTAATGAGCTGTTCCATACCACCATTCGTGGAAAGCTCCATTTCCATACATTCAGCCTTGCTGAGATTGAAGAAAAAGTCCTCAGTGCGATCATTGCCGTCGTAATCCTTATAAGTGATAGTCTTCTTAAGCATAAATCTTCTCCTCCTTATAATCCATGAAAGACGCGAGGCCAGCCGAACTGAATACCTCGCAAAGTTAATCGCTAGCCTTTAAATTACGGGTTACTAGTATTGGGAGCGGGGAACATAGCCAGAATGGCATCGGGAGTAGGCAGAGTAGGCTCTTGGTCAGTATCACCATACAAAGTCTTCTCCAGAGTAGCCAGAGTAGTCTTACCAGTAGCATCGAGCTTGGTAGAGTCGATGGTAATGGTAGACAAAGGCTTAACGGCCTTGCTGTTAAGAATGACGGGAGTGGTAGTGATTTCCCAGCTAAGGGTAATAGCATCGGGGGAATCATTAACAGTCTCGTAAGACTTCTCAGACGGAGAGGCGGTAGCGTTATAAATGATATGAAGCTTATAGCCAACCTCGCTATTATAGTCCAGAGTATCAGAGCCGACCTCGGTGCGGTAGCAGAAGCCAAAAGGCTTACGAGCCTGCTGACCAAAGTAAACGCCAGCGACAGGAGTGTAAGAACCATCACACTGAGCAAACTCATCGGGATAAGTATACGCTTCAATGGTGCCACCGAAAGTCTCGGCAGAACGCAGAGTAGCATATTTAATATTATCGGCGTACAGATCGTTAGGCTCAGCACCATCAGGACTCTCGGTGACACCAGTCAGACCATTCCAAGCAACACCATTTTCGTAAGTGCCATCAGCCTTCTGAACATAAAGAACACCCTTAGAAACACCAGTTTCAAAATAACGAGTACCGGCAGCATCCCAAACAAGAGCAGACATAGCATATCCTCCTTATAAATAGGTCGTTTAGTTGTAGATGGTATAAACATGATGATGAAGATTATCGGATGAAAAGTCTCGATTTGAAGAGCACAAAGGAAGAAATATAATCTTATGAATATTTTCATCATCTGGATCTCTTGTAATGTAAGTCAATGTATATTTGTCATGATAACTATATACTCCGTTATCTGCAAATTTTACATTTATCTGATCGAGACTATAAACTATACATGGAAATACCATCTTAAAGTTCGCAGGGGGTTGAAAATATACATTTGGGCAGATCTCATGGAGCTTCTCACTAAGAACACTACGCGGTTTCCCCATTGTATACACCCCCAAGAGTTAATATAAGGCGGGGAGGCTCTACGTCTACGTTTGAGACTTTCCAAGCCGTTCCCCGCCATTTTACATAGCGCATGTCAAATATATGGTTGTTGGCATATGGATCTGCTATAATACTAATTTGGTTACTAATAGTAACATTATCATTAATATTCTCGCCGTTATCCAAGCGCCGATTGTTTCTAATCAAATCGCCTTTATACATGCGCTCAATAGGCTTGTTTTCTATTAGATCGACGGCCGTTTCGACTTCTGAAATGTAGCCTATCGCACCATAAAATTTAGCCATACGCTGTGCACTCCCATTTTGATTTAATTACGGATTAACAGGATCGGGATCGGGATCAGCATTGTTGCCGTTAGAAACCTTACTGAGAACGATCGCCGAATAAGGCTTAATCAAGCAACCAGACATCCGAGTTTCAATCAGATACTTATACTGGTTGTAATCGATGTCAAAGTCATCAAACATGTTGACTTCGCCACCCTTATCAGCACCGGAATAGTAATCCTTAAGATTAACAATGATACCCATCAGCTCGTTACCGTTGCTGAGCTTATGACCTTCCATGACAGGAACAGTAACAATACGGCTAACACGCAGAGCAGTAGCCAATTCAGCTTCGCTCTTGTAAATGTAGTGGCCGATACCATCCTCAATCAGCAGCATAGAGGTCAGAACGTCCTCAGTGGTAAAGAGCATAGGATTGCCAGAGCCCTTATAGTCCTTACGAGCACGTACAGCAGTCTTCATGAAATTCTTAGCAGTAGCTTCTTCAGTAGCACCAGTAGGAACAGTCTTCTGAATAGAGAACAGAGCAATATCAGAAGCGATAGGACGAATGTGCTCCTCAGAGATCTTGTCGTCTTCACCGGAAACACGGCCGTCGCCGATCAGAATAGCACGAGCCCTTTCCTCATTCAGCATAACCTGCATCTCAGACTTAATCCAAGCAACAACATTGAAGTCGGTGATGTCAATCATGTCATCACGATCGAACTTCTGCTTCTTATAGATGGTCTGAGGAACAGTAACTCTCTTGATAAGAGAGAAGAACTCTTCCTTCTTCATCTTACCCTTGATATAGCCCTTCGCACGAGCCTCGTCTTCGGTAATGTTAGCAAAGACAGACTTTATACGGCTCCAAGGAGTATGATGAACGTTATTCCAAACAATATCAGCCCACTCAGTATCGCGCTTGATGAACTCTGGAGTAGGATTGACATTATGGGGCTCCGGGAACAGCATGGAAGGCTCGTTGATACCATAACCAAACTGCTCAGCATATTCCGGATTGGTCAGAGTAGGAGTTTCCATACCGGTCGTATCAATCGCATGAGCAATCGCACCTTCCTTGGCGTGAAACTCATAAGATTCCTTCAAGCTACCAAACCGCTTACCATCCTTTACAACAGTATCAAGAGCATCATGATACAGCTCGGCAGCAGTGGCAGTATTACCTTCATAAGCGTGTTCCATCATATCAGATTTTTCCTCCTCATCGTCATCATTACCAGCAGCCTTTTCGAGCACCATACCAACAACAAAAGTCATGGCATTTCTCTGCTTAGGGGTCATAGTGTTGATAATATCCTGAATACTTTCGTCATCGTCGGATTTACTGTCTTCCTTCTTTTCATCGGCGTGACTGAGTTCGTTATCCTTATTCACGTTCTCAAGAGCGTGCATAAGAGAATTACGCTGCTCATCACTCAAAGTGTCGATGATATCATTAAGAGACTTAGTATCTTCCATATCATTACTCTCCGTTTCTTGTTCTTCAGAGTGAGCCAGTTCAATGTTCTCGCCATTATAAATCTGAGCTTCGAATTCAGAATCTTCATCGTCGTAATGCTCAAATGATAAATCATCAATTACAGCACCAGGATTTGCTCCAGCGAGACACAGACTGACTTCGCGAATCATACCGTGAAGAACGTCGCTGCCCTTCTGAACAAGTTGATTCGCATAAATAGACAGCGACCTAATGTCACCATGCCGGACGAGTTCCTTAGAATTCTTACCGGCATCCGTTTCATTAAAGAAGCCATAGGTATACACACCATCATCACGATTTTCAAGAATAGCGTGACCGAGAACGTCTCCAGGCTTACCGTGACTATGCTGCCACACAAGCGGTACCGTTACTCCATCGCAATCCTTAAAGGCATTACGACGAATAGTTCGGCCATCAGCACACTTCAAATCGTTTTTAGTGGCATACCCGCCAAAATCGTAGTTTTTAGGTAATGCCATATTCAAACCTCCAAATAATTATGAGTAACCAATAGTATTATCCTCACGAATCATCTATCTGCTTCTCTTCACCTGCTTGTTTGTCTAGGCCAATAAGCTTCTGAATCTCAGTGGGAATCTTACTTATCGCTTTACTCTCTACTTGACTACCATTTTGATTTATGTTCCTATTCCTCAGTTCATCGGCCTGAGGATCATCATTAGGCTTAAAGCCAACAATGCTTCGGACTTCATTAGGAGTCATGATCTCATTCCTTGTGAACTTATCTGCTATTTCAGCAATATTGGAAATGGGAACTAATCTGAACGGATCAGAAGTAAACATGATTGTTTGTCCTTGTGACCTGGCAGTCTTGGATATGAACTTGCGCTTCATCTCATCTGTAATTGCAGAGAGAATCGGCTCAATAGTTCTCGTGTTGTAATTCAACATCGTCTTTTCATCGGCAGTGCTATTAAGGATTTCCGGAGTTATACCAAGCTGAGAATAAACAACCCCTGTCAAATATTCAATTTGAGCCATTAAGTTGTTTTCAAGAGGTCTATTAAGTTGTGTAATACGCTCGGTACCATCGGTATAAGCTATGCCGTATTTAGTCTCAGCGAGCTGATGTTCGATCTCTTTTCGCCTAAGTTCGGCCTGTGCTTTTCGAGTATCAGATTTTACAACATACGGCAACTGA